AGTCAGGAAATCTGGAAACATGTGTAGTAGGCCGCTGCGCTATCCTATTTGGCTTACGCCAGAGGCTGATTTATATGTCAAGGAAAAGCAGAAATGAAAGTTACTTTTGATAAGCTACCCATCAAATGGATAGGCGTAAATGGGCCGTACTATTGGGCGAGGGCTGTGTCTGGTAAACAGGAATATGCTCATTGGCTTATGTCTTTGGAAAACTTACCTAAGTTCATTACCAAAGCAGAGCAAGCGTTAAAAGAGCAATGTTCAGAAGTGCTTTTCCACAACTCCTGGACAAAGAAAAGAGAGGAAATAATTGCAACCGCACCCGAGGCTTTTTACGGATTTCCTCATGGTGCGGTAAGTGCGCTCAACGCTGGCGGCAATGGCGTGACTGATGGAGAGACATCACCTTGACCCACGGCGGTAAAAGAGCCGGTGCTGGCAGACCGCCAAAGGACATCTCAGCCAGCCGAGTCTATTCTTTGTACGATTCCGGTGTAAACATGAAAGAGATAGCGCGGCGGTTCAATGTCAGCGCTCCTGTAATCCAAAGACTAATCAAGAAACGCAATGCCAAACTTTAAGACTTGGACGCAAGAAAACCTAGCCCAGTTTGCCGAAGAAGCGAACAACAAGATGGTTCAGCAAGATGAGAGGATTCAGCAGCTTCAGTGCGATCTCAAAGACGCCATTGAAGCGTATCGGGCGCTTATGCGAAAGGCCGAGTCCCAGCGCGGTCAATGATCAGCGCTTGACGGCGTGGCGTTGGGCTGATGCTGATGTGCGTCCAGGCATCAAACTCACGGATAACCTGATCAAAAGGTAGGTCTGAGGCCACCAAAGCCCTCACCACGGCGTCTGGAGACATGCCTGGTACTCGGATGTCAGCCGCGCTGCCCGTGCGGTGCTGGCTGGTGTCCTTGCTGCCTACTGAATCGTTGACTTGCTTAGACCGGAAAGCGCTGTTAATCATAATTGGCTTGCCGTCTAACAGAGCTTTAACCTCCTCCAAGAACTCAGCCAGCTTTTGCAAGTTGGCTAGTTCTGCATCGTTTGGCGTATTGTCAAACTGGCGATGGCTGGTGGTGGTCAGTTCTGCAAGAGAGAAGTTGGGTGTCATTTCTTGGCTTTCATTTCCATGATCTTCTCAAGCGTCCGTCCACCAAAATAAGCAGACATAACCAGCATGCCCCACTGGCCAAGCAGCTCAACATAGGATGCCTGTGCGTTGTAGCCAAAGGCTGACATCAAGGCAAACAAAAAGTAGGCGACAAAGATAGCCACCAAAGCCATCGGCCTGATGTTTTTAGACAGCCACGAATCTGAAGACATGTCTGCATCCCAGCGCTCAGACACGCCAGCTTGCTCTGCCTTGTAAAGCTCAGTGTCGTTAGCCATCTTTGCCAACTCACCATCCTGCGCCATCTTAGCCAGGTCAAGCTGCGCCTTGGCTTTTGCCTCTGGATCAGGAATTAGCTTGTCTATTAGCTTACCGCCGACTTCAAGTAGGGCTGTCAATGGGAACATGCTTTACTCCTGCTGTTGAGATTGCCTGAGCGCTTGTTCTTCTAACAACGCCTTCAGTTCGTTTTGCGCTTCGGCTGCTGTTGCCTCATTTTCTACGGTAGGCGCACCCGATGACCCAGCGCGAGGCCCAGCGCGTAGAACCTGTTGACCAGCCGTAAGATAGCCGCCCAAAATTGCCTTTGATGCGTCTTCTATCCGACCAACTGTACTGCGCTCTTTAACGCGCAACATTGTTTGTGTAGTTGCGGGGTTAAAAACAACATTAGCGATTGCTGCGGGGCTTTCTAAAATCGCCCTAGCCAAAGATGTAAGTTCACCCACGATAAGTCCTGCTTGCGCCGTTCCACCAACACCCCTTGTGACTGCATAAGCGTCGCCACGCAAAGAAGCTGGAGTCTCAGCCGCAGTTTTTCCTATTTTTTGCAAATATTGAATAACCGTATTTGCATCTTTCTGTTGCGCGGCATCAGGTATCAGATAGCCAAATTCACCTTTTTTGTTGTTTAGCTCTTTCAGCAAAACAGTTAAATCAATTTGCGCCGACCCTTCCGCAGCACCCGCCGCAGCAGTGCGAGATTTATTAAGCAACGCATCTAATTGTGATCTACGAACAGTGTCCCAGACCACCGACCCATCTGGATGTTGCTGAAGTACATTTGCAAGAAAAGCGCGTTCTGTAGGTTTGGCTTTAGATAACTTGTCAATGATGCCCTCTGGCGTGAGCGCGGATGCGGTTGGGACATCAAAATATTTAGCCAATGGGCGATTGGCAAACTCCTCAATCTGCACAAGATTTGCCTTAAAGTTGTCCCGCGCCTTAAGCAACTTGTCTGCGCCAGGTATGTTGTTGGCAATTGCGTTATCTAGAGCATCGCGGAATCCACTCAACACAGCCAGTGAAATGCCTTTTGCTTGGCCTGGCGCAACGCCCTCAAAGATGTTACCTTTGCCGAAATCGGCTTTTCCAGAATAAGCGGCTTCACCCCATGCAGACAAATTCTTTTGGAGTCGGTCAATGTCAATAGCTTGTGCGCCAGCGGGAGTTGCTGCGGTTTTTGTTGTAAATGCAGGTTGCCCAGCTGCATTAAGCACAGTAGAAGGCGTGGTTGTGGCCTGAACAGCAGGAATTAAATATTCATCTTTAATGCGTGTAAGCGCATTGCGAAGCGGGTCTAACGCAGCCACTTCTGGGGGAATGGCGGCTAATTTTTCATCAATGACTGACAGAACAGGTGTTGTGTCAACTTTTCCCCCTGCTGAACGCGCCGCCTTAAAGTCGGCTCTTGCAGAAGTTGCCAGTTGGCTTGACAACGATTTACCGTAGTTGTTAAACGCGGACATCGCGGTATTAGCGGCAGTAGTTACGTCGCCAGCCGATTGAGTAGCGCGGTCAAAAATATTGGTCAAAAACCCTTCTACGTCTTTTGCTTGTGCTTGCCTAAAAACATTAGCGCGTTCGCCTATCTTTGGAGATGCCTCTACCCGCGCTTCAGTAGCAAGCTGTGGCCGATTACCAGTAAATTCACCTGGTGTCATACGCCCCACATCTAAAAGCGCCGCACCGTCCACAGGAACATCGCCTTGTGGCCGCGCGACACGGCGCTGCCCAGCAGTCAACAAACCACCAACTGCGTATGGAGTTGATTGCAATGCGAGTTGCGCTAATGGGCTGTCTGGTGCAATAGTTTGAGCGGCCAAACCAGTAGTGCCAGCAACACCAAACTCCCCCGCAATGCCTTTAGGTGTGCGACCAAACAATCCAGGCAAACCGAGTGTTGTAAACAAGGCCGCAGGTGCGCCTGCTTCCCCTGTTTTATAAGCACCTTCATAGCCTTGGATTTTTTTAAGGTCAGGGCCACCCGCCGCAGCGATAGCGTTGATGATGCCTACCCCCGATAAAGGGCTAGGCCCAGTCTTATCTTTCTTTAGCGCATCGTAAACATTACCCCACCCACCAGCCATGTTAATGATGCCAACCGCAGAACCTTTAAGGATTGATTCAGTGAAGCGTTTAAATTCTTCAAAATTTGTTGTTTCTTCTGGGTCGGCTAAAACGCTTTGAGTGCCACCCGTGACTTGGCCCATGCGTCGTTGCTTCTCTTCCAAAAGCGCTGCAAGATCAGGTGCTGCTGCCATATGCGTCCTTATTGTTTCTTTTGAGCGGCTTTGATTCGTCTATCAAGCTCGTCATCGCTCAGATTAGAGTATGTTCCTGCGGAAGACTTGGGTAGTGGGATTTTTGGCTTATAACCGCTTAAAGTCTTTTTGGTTTCGGCGTAATCGATAAGTTCGTTTGAAGCGGTTATTAACTCAGCGTTTTTATTTCGCATAAAGTCAATAAGTTGTCTTCTTGCAGCCGCACTATTTTCAAGCTGTGGAACAAGACCCTCAATAAATCTACGATCAGAATCTGAAATTTGAGCGCCCAATTTGCCGCCAAGAGCAGCCAAAATAGCATCTCCTGCTACCTTTTGGTAATTTTCTGATCTTGCTAGAGTGGCAGCGTTCGCCGGAGTGACCAAACCCAACGTAGTTAATAAATTTGTCGCGCCTACACGACCAGTAGCAAACGTACCACTGATAAGCCCTTGCTCATCTAGTTGTCCAAGCGTATTAAAAGTTTTAACGGCAACGGTTGCAGCCTCACGCAAGTTGATGGCGTTGCTGTATGCCTCGCCTTGTTTTTTGTTTAATACCTTGGCAAAATCATCTTGTTGCGCTCCAGTGGCCGTTGCGCTAACTCTGGCCGTTGTACGATCCACAGCGCCATTAAACGGTACGCGAACTTGTTTACCAGCTGCATCCACGCCGTAAGTAAACTGCTGATCGTTATTTACATCTAAAAATACGGCACGTTGTGTGCCTACCGCAACGCCAACTTCTTTGATATTAGCGGCCGCAGGCTTTTCGCCAGGTTTAGTTGTCAGGCGCTGCAACTCATCAAGTTTGATAGATGCAAGACGCAATGCTTGATCACGCTCTGGGCTTGCTGGTAAATTCTGAAACTGAAATATGCGTTCTTGCAGAACCGAAATTTCGTCTGATATTTGAATATCGTTTGGAATTGATTGCTTTGCTTCACGGGCAGCCTGGGCCTTAGAAGCCAATGCCGCAGCCTCATCTTTGCCGATAGAAGCTCGTTTGGCTTGTTGACCAAGAAGAATTTGCTGTAATTGCATTGCGCTTCGAGGATCACCGGCATTGTTTAACGCCAGTATTCCCTGCTTCATGGAGTCATCGCTGTTGTAGTCGATCTGACCCGCTATTTGTTGTGCCATTGTGATGCGCTGCAACTCAGGGTCTTGCCCACCCAAAGCGCCGCCAATAGCACCAGCCAAGCCAGAAGCACCGCGACCAATAGCGTAGTTGGCTTGCTGAAACGGGTCGAGCCTAGCGTACTGCAACGCTTGCGCGTCAATACGGTTTTGTTGCTCTCTTTGATACGCTTGCGGCGTAAGGCCAAACAATGATGGGACAATATCTGCCATTTCTTACCCCTTAGATACCAAACTCACGATTTGTAAATGCACCTGCTTGGCCTAGACCGCCAACATCTGTGAACGGCCCTGTAGAGCTTGGGAAAAACCGATTTGCCAATGCGTTTGTAAACTTTTCGTTGCCCGATGCATTGACAAGTGCAGTAGCAAACGGGTTGTAGGCATCGGCAGCGCCTCTTGTTTGCGCCGCGCCCATGCCACCACTTAACAACGCTTGCGACGCGCCAATACTTTGCCCTTTAGCGCCAATGTTAATGCCAAGATCAAGCGGCTGCTGACCCAAAGCCTCAAGCTGCTTCATCTGCGCCAGATAAGCCTCGTATGGGCCTAGAGCCGCTGCCTGACCTTGATAGCCTTGCGTGAGCAAGTTGCCACCAGTGCCAAGCAGACCAGCGCCAAAGGCCGTCTGCTGCTGACCGGCTTGCATTGCTTGAGCAGCCAGCCCCGCATCCTGTTGGGCAATGGCGTTGTAATAGGCTTCTAGTTCTGGAGAAGAAGCACCTAGACCCCCTGCACCACTAGGACGAGCGCCGGTAGCACCTACTGCCAAACCGCCGCGCCCAGTCTGAAATAACTGGTTTTGCAGTTGCGCCATCTGGCGCTCACGGCTTGGGGCTAGCAACTCTTGTTGACCCGCTATGTACTGCTGGGCTGCTTGTTGCGGCGACTGCGCTAGGTACTGCTGACCAAGGCCAAACAGACCTTGAGCGCCCTGTTGCAAAGGGGCAAACTGCTGCTGTGCCATCTCAGCTTGGGACAGACCGCCACCAGCCAAACCCATGAACCTGTCTTGATAAGCACGAAGGGTAGGGTCTAAGGTGTAGCTAGCACCCGTTACTCGACCTTCAGGCCCAGTCTGAAACTGCGACTGACCAAAGCGAGTTGTGATGCCTACTGGCCTAAAACGAGCTTCTTCAGCCGCAAGCTGCGCGGCTTTAAGTTGCGCGTCGGCTTGGGTACGGGCTGCTTTTTCGGAAGATTTACCTTGTAAATACCCGCCAACAACGTTACCAATTGCTGCAAATGGCATATCAAACTCCAATCAAAATTTCGTCCACTTTAGACGGGTCTTTCTCGTCAGTGGCGTGAATACAAAACCAAACGCAATCAGTGATCGCTTTAACTCCATGCGTCATCCCAGCCTTAATTTCAATGCAAGCTGGCGCGTCAACAATGTCAATCTCTGTGCCTCGTAACACCGCAACCTTGCCCTTGGCAAGAATCGACAAGTGACTAAAGCTATGCGTATGCTTCAGGATGGCTGTGCCAGCCGCAAATGCGGTTTCCTTGGCATACAGGCCATCGCTGAAGTAGTGCGTGATCATGCAGTCCTTTTCCACATATAAACCGTGATGTACGGCTGATAGTTGGCGTTAGTTGCACTTGCGCCTTCTGTGCTGTTGGTGGTAGCAACCGTAATTCCTGTGGAGACTGAGCTTGTTGTAAGTCCATTAGGATTTCCTACATTTGAGGTTGCTGGCGCAATTCCTACCCCGCCACCACTCAAAGACATATAGTTGTGCGCGTGAGATGGGTCTGTTACCGTAGACGTTGCTGTATGGGTGTGGCTTGGTAGCGTAGCATTTGCAGCACCACCAGTTTCTTCAGCCGTGTCAAACAAGACATTACCAGAATCAAAGCCCACCATGACACGACCAGCACCAAAGGCCGTCCAAGTGCCAAAGCCCAGCAGTGTGCCAGGATTGGTGGCTACAGTGGCGTTGATGTAAATTGAGCCGACAGGATGCAATGCCGCAAGTGCTGCTTGCACAAATGCAGTAGTGGCAAGCAAGGTTGAACTGTTACCAAAGGTCTGGGTTGTTGCAATCGTACCGGTAGGTAAGGTTGGCGTACCCGTAAAAGTAGGACTAGCCAAATCAGCCTTGGTTGCAATCGCCACCGAAATGTTCACAAACTCGGTGTTGATCTCCGTGCCTTTGACGATCTTCAGCGGGTCGCCAGAAGTTAGTGCGTCTTTGGTGGCGAAGTTAGTGGATTGTGTATAGTTACTCATACTGTCTTCCCGTCCTTTGATTGGATTTCAATCCGCTGAATTGACAGCGCAGAGCCATTAATGTTTGCTTCGTAACCTGTTTGTACGATTTTACCGCTACCGCTGGCAGACACGCTTAAAGTTTGCAAAGCAACACCGTTGGCGTATTGAGCAACCACCGTGGCATTTGCACCGTACTCAGCAATTGCGTATTCAGAAACCGCTTGTGTCGGAATTTGCGCGTTAGTTGCAAGATAGTTGGCGCTAAAGTCAAAGCCCCACTTCATTGTTAAAAATTGATTTGTCCCGCCAATTACAATCACCTTGAGCCGTTTGAGCAGCGAGGTGACATTGGCATTGCCTAGATCAGCATGGTTGGTGTAGTACAGCAGCCGATATGCCGAAGTGTCATCTTGTGAGCCTGTGTACTTGGCAACATAGCTTGTCTTGCCCAACAAAAGGTCGCCATTGCGCCTTGAGAGCAACGCTGAAGGCTCGATAGAGTCCCAAGTAGTGACTCTGAACGATCCATCTTGCAACTGTCCGCGAGTGTCAAAACAAAACACAGATTCTGAAAACGGCATTGTTATTAGATAAAACGCTTCTGTTTCAGAATAAACAGACTTGATGTTTGCCAGTGTTTCACCAGCAACGATGTTCATAAAGTCACTACGCACATTTTTGGACAAGTCGCCAATCGGCACTGACTTCTCAATGACAGTCCGCGCAAATGATCTCACGCCTGAATTGGACAAAAACAAAACATCTTTGCCAGTGCCTTGAATCGAATCCCTGGCAATGCAGCCAATACCCGCAACGGTGTCTGCCAGTGTGATTGTCGAAGGCGTAGTCGCGCCTGAATAGACCAGTATCTGACGCTGACCAAAGATGATCAGAAAGTTGTTGTGCGCCGCTAGGCCGGTGATGTTGTCCGCGCCGTTAGGCCAAACCTGATTGATGTTTATTGATCCAGATGTGCCGCCTGTCCAAACATGGCCTGATAGCAAGTCAGAGAAAAAGACCGTGGTGTTATCCGATGCCGTATCTGCCACCCACAAGCGGCCATAGGCGCTGATAGCAATGTTGCCCGAAGGCACAGTACCGGCATAGCCAGTCTTCTCACTAACGCGCCGAAAGGTCGTTGTGCTGACAGCGGGGTCAAAGATCAGCGGGTCAAAGCCGCTTTGAAAAAAGAAAGTAATACCGTTAAGCGAAGCACAAGCCCAATTATTCGCCGTAATTACAGGGGCTGTGCCGCCGCCGCCGTAAGTCAATTCGCTCACAGCATTGCTGCCATCTAGCTTAAACAGCTTGTTGTTGCCTGAAAAGAGAATAGTCAGAGTGCCGTCAGTCTGCACCAACTCATGGATAACACCTGGAGCATTCGCACCTAACCCACCAGCAGATGCGTTAACCCGCGCCCAGCCCTTGCGTGAACCGATGCGCCCAAACTGGTCAATCACGCAATTTGTAGCGACTAGCGCAAAACCAGCCGCCAAGTCCAAAGGCGAGTCTTGCGTATTCAGGCCAAAGAATCCTGGCGCTGAAATGCTGGCAGTCTGGAGAGCTTGGCTCATATCGCTACAAATTCTTTATTCTCTGGATAGCGAGTGCCTTCCAAAGCAATCTGGTCAGACAGCATGGCGCGGTAAAGCTGGTACGCCTCAGATGAACTAAGACCGCCATCCTCGCCGCGCTCCACCAGCGCACGGGCATAGGCGTTTTGCACCACTAGAGTGTCAGGGACAAGCACAGATGTGCCATCAGCCGCCAATGTTGCTTGAGGTACTGTCAAAGAGAATGGAATACTGTAAACACCATCAGGACGGGGGTACAGCTCCACCTTGGTGTCGCCACTAGCGTCTACCCCGTTAAATGCGTAATATTGAGGCAACCCGTTTGTTGTTGGGACTAGGTTTTGATAGCGGTTCATCTCCACAAAACTGATGTTTTGCAGACCAATGTTTGATGTAGTGTTGATCGCATCTTGCACTTGGAACTTCTGTCCAGCACCCGTCATTGAATAGATGTAAGTCGCAGACACGGTAGTGAGAGTGACAGTTGTACCCAGAACGTTCCAGTTAAAAGCGTCCTCAATCTGGCGCTTGGCATCGTTGACAAACAAGCCGATCAGGGTTGAGTAAGTAGTTTCATTGTTGGTGGAGACTTGCGTTTCACGCAAACGAATCAGCACGTTATTAATAAGCTGGAGGTAAGTCATTTCTTGTTCCTTGCGCTGATTGCCTTGGCCTTAGATTTAGCATCCGCTTTGCTGCTTGCCCCCCATGCCTTTAAACTTAACAGCAGTCGAGTGGGCTTCCCATCTTTGTACTCAGGGCCATCATTGCCGCCCATCCTCGCTAAGAAGCTAGCCCTGCGTGGGTTATCGCCCGATTTTACAGGGGGCTTGATGTCTTGCCCAGCAGCTTTCAGACTTGCCCGTCCAGCAGCGTTTAAACCGCCCTTGGGATTCTGTCCTTCTTTTCGCTGCCAAGCTGGTGTTTTCATCGGTAGCCTTTAGTCTTTGCCGCTATCTTTTTAGGCTGCGCTACGAATTGTTTCCCCGCAGCTTTTCCAGCACGTTTCGCCCGAGTTGTCGCAGCGTACTCAGCATTACTGAGACTTTTGATTGCAGCGCTTGGAAGGTATCGCTCACCAGTTTCAGAAGATTTTTTACCACTTTTAGTTCTCCAATCTTGGTCGCCCCAATCCTTCAGGCTTTTTTGGGTAGCTTTCA